CCCGGTAATTCCTCCGCTGCCAGCAGCGATAACGCCGGAACCTGCAACATTGACCCAAGAGCTGCTCAAACTCTTGTCTCCCTTACAGAACGAGGCGATTCCGCCATCGAAAAACTGAACGCCTGCATAGCAGCTTATAACTCACTACTGGAGCCTAAACAATGAACTGGTTAGAAATCGCTACTGAAGAAATCAAACGCCACGAGGGTTGCAAGCTGACTGCATACCCAGACCCCGGTACTGGCGCTGCTCCTTGGACTGTTGGTTACGGCGCTACTGGCCCGGAAATCCATCAAGGTACAGTTTGGACGCAAGAACAAGCTGACGCCGACTTAGCTAACCGCTTAAACATCTTGGGCGAGCATATTGACGCTGCCGTGCATGTTGAGATTAACGACAATCAAAAAGCAGCGCTGTGCTCATTTGCTTACAACGTCGGCATGGGCAATTTAAAGAGCAGCACCTTACTCCGCAAACTAAACGAAGGCGATTATGACGCCGCTGCTGAACAGTTCAAGGAATGGACTAAAGCCGCTGGTCATGTGTTGCCCGGACTTGTTACACGTCGTGCAGAAGAGTCTAGCCTTTTCCTAGCGTAATAGCTAGAATGACGTAAATATGGCACTCATAAAGCTCCAGTTTAAGCCGGGTATCGATAAAGAAATCACGACGCTCGGTGGTAAGGGGGGCTGGTTTGCGTGCAACAACGTGCGCTTTCGCTCTGGCGTGGCCGAAAAAATTGGTGGCTGGACGGTTGACAACGGCGTAACTAGTTCCGCTCTGAAGCCTACTACAGGCAACTTCTGGGGGCTTGCTAAATCTTTGTTTAGCTGGGCAAGCCTTGCGGGGTTTAACCTGATGGGTATTGGTACTAACGTCAAGTACTACATCCAGAACGGTAACGGCGGTAACTTCTACGACGTAACGCCTATTACTACGACCACTTCGGCAGGGGCAATTACTTTCTCTGCAACCAACGGCTCTACGACCCTGACGGTTAACTCTTCTACTTCGCTGACGGTTACAGCGATGACGTTTGTGACTTTCAGTGGTGCAGCCAGTCTGGGCGGCAACGTAACCGCAACCATCCTCAACGCTGAGTTCCAGATTACCAAAGTCGTTAGTAATACGCAGTTCCAAGTGGTTATGTCGGTCGCTGCCAATTCCAGCGATACAGGTACAGGCGGTGCTTCAACGGTTGGGGCTTTCCAATTAAACGCTGGGCCCACTCAGTATTCAGTCGGCGTGGGTTGGGGCGCTGGTGGTTGGGGCGGTAGCACTCCGGGCTTTGCGGCTACTGGCTGGGGTCAGTCTACTGGCGGCTATCAACTGCGTTTGTGGAGCCAGTCTAACTACGGTGAAAACTTGGTCATGAACCCCCGTGGCGGGGCTCTGTACTATTGGGTGACTTCTTCGTCGCCCTCAAGCTTTTACCGTGCGCAGATTCTTTCCCCAAGCAACACCAACTATTTCAATGGGGATGCAGGAAACGCGCAGTATTGGAAGACAGACAGCTACTGCCCAACGATCGCCAACTTTGTGCTGGTGTCGGATCAGTCTCGGTTTGTGATTGCGTTTGGCACAGATAACAACGGCAACGGCACGCAAGACCCGATGCTGGTCTCTTGGTCAGACCAGTCTGACATCTTGACATGGACCCCCCAAGTGGGTAACCAAGCTGGTAACTACCGTCTTTCTCAAGGCTCCTCAATCATTACAGCAGTTCAAGCCCGTCAAGAAATTTTGGTGTGGTCAGATACGTCGCTGTATTCCATGCAGTATCTTGGGCCTCCGTATGTTTGGGGCTTCCAAATCATGGGCTCAAACGTGTCCATCATTTCGCCTAATGCGCGGGTGGTGGCAAACAACAACGTCTACTGGATGGGCGTTGACAAGTTCTACATGTATAACGGTACGGTCCAAACCCTGCCGAGTAGCTTGCGTAAATATGTTTTTGAGAACATCAACATGCAGCAGGCATTCCAAGTCTTTGCTGGCTCCAACGAGGGCTTCAGTGAAGTTTGGTGGTACTACTGTTCAGCCAGCTCAAACACCATCGACAGCTATGTGATCTACAACTATGTGGATAACACTTGGGCCTACGGCTCGATGGCGCGTACGGCTTGGACATACAGCCCCCTGCGCGGCCTGCCAGTGGCAACGGGATATAGCAACGGCGGCACAACCAGCGGCAATTTGATTTACCACGAGTCTGGAGTGGATGATGGCACAACTAACCCCGCTTCTCCTATCAATGCTTACATCCAATCATCCGACTTCGATATTGGTGATGGTGACAAGTATGGCTTTGCTTGGCGGATGATTCCTGACGTGTCGTTTGACGGCTCAAATGTTGCTAATCCGTCTATGTATATGACGTTGATGCCCCGCCAAAACCCCGGTGCGGCCTATAGTGCAACGATATACCCAACCGTACAGAGTACGCAAACATACTCCAATTCAACACCTTTTTACGGCACTCAGCAGTTCACCCAACAAATTAATGTTCGGGTGCGCGGTCGCCAGATTGCAGCAGTGTTCGGTTCCAACACGCTGGGCACACAGTGGCAGGTTGGTATTCCTCGAATGGACGTGCGTCCTGATGGTCGGAGGGCATAATGGCAAATGCAAACGTAGTACAGCCGCGCTTACAAAGTGCGCCGCAAGAATATGACCAAGTATGGATGAATAACTTGGTTAGCCAGTTGCGTCTGTACTTCACTCAGATTGATAATGCGGGTCCTATGGTGGCTTCGTCGTCAAATATCGGGACTACCAGCGTTAAGTCTGGCTTGACTTTCTCCCATCCGGATCCGACTAACCCAAATAAATTTGTTTCCAGCTTGCCAACACAAGCGGATTTGTCTAACCTACGCAGTGGCGATGTTTACTATGATACTTCCGCCAACAACGTATTGAAAATTAAACCGTAAAGGAACTATCATGGACGGCGGAATTGGTGAAATGGCGCTATTAGACGCCGCTATTGGTGGTGCGGAAACCGGCGCTGTCGTTGGTGGTGGTACATCGTTGTTAACTGGTAAAGATCCTTTGAAGGGTGCGATGTACGGCGCACTCGGTGGGGCGCTTACTGGCGGGGTAATGAACGGTATGGGCGGTGCTGCTGGAGCTGGCGGTGCTGGGGCTGGTGGTACTTCAGGAGTTGCTGGAGATTTAACTAGCGCTATTCCAAATAATATTGGTGCGTCTAACACTTTGGCTGCAACTCAAAACATGGGAAACATGTTAGGCAGTTCAAACAGTGGTTTAATGGATATTGGTAATAGCGGGCTTACCCCTAACCCAAGTCAAGGTATGTTTGGCGTAAACCCTAGTTCTGGTATGAGCATGGCAAACCCAGATACGTTTAGTCTGGCTTCTAGTAATACGGGCGGTCTTGGTATGAACCCATCACTGGGCAGTAACCTGTCTGGCCCCGGTGTAGATTTGTCTAATACCTATGGCGCTTCCGGTTTTGGTAATAGTGGCGCACTGGGTGCAAACTCCGCAGTGTCTTCTATCGGTAATGTTGCTCCTTCTAGTGGCAACTTGTTCTCGCAACTTGGGGATCAGTTTAGCGGGCTGTCCACTAACCAGAAGTTGATGCTTGGTGGCGGTGCAGGTCTTGGCGCTTTGATGCTGGCCGATAGACGCCGTTATGGTGTTCCTAAAGCTCCCAACCTATCTGGGCCTTTGAGCAAATTTGGTTATGACCCATCTACCTATAGACCTAGCCTGCCCTATGCGCAAGGTGGTATTGCTGGGTTAGCAGGTGGTGGTATGCCCCACGGACAGTCGCGTAGCGGCGCATTACGCAGTACACTTGGCATGTTGCATGGTGTTGAGCATTTGTCTGAATTCTCTAGGGGTGGCTCGCTTGGTGGCTATTCTGATGGCGGTCAGATGCTCAAAGGTCCCGGCGACGGTATGAGCGACAGCATCCCTGCACATATTGACGGTAAACAACCAGCACGCCTTGCGGATGGTGAGTTTGTTATCCCCGCTGATGTGGTCTCTCACTTGGGCAATGGGTCAACTGATGCAGGTGCAAAACACTTGTACGACATGATGAGCAAGGTGCGCAAAGCCCGTACGGGTAACCCCAAGCAGGGTAAACAGATCAACGCAAGTAAGTACTTGCCTAAATAAAGGGGAATATCATGGCTGGTGGAGGAATGCAACCCGGGGGTTCTTCGGGAACTACACAATCAAACGGCTTCTCGCAAGCAAACCAAACACCCCCTTCCGGGTATCGCCCCAGTTCGCCTACGCAGCAGTTTTACCAACCTATATACCAACAGCAGTATCAGAACTACAACCAAACTGATCCTTATGCAGTTAGCCAATACGGTCAAGGCATGAGGGGTTTTGGTGGTATGGCTGGCTACGGCGGTATGGGCGGCTACGGCGGTGGTATGGGTGGCGGCGGTGGGGGTTATGGTGGCGGCTTTGGCGGTGGCTATGGTGGTGGCTATGGCGGCTATGGTGGTTACGGTAACTATGGCCTCCCACAACTGCAAAGCCCTTTCTCTAATAACTACGGCAACTATGGTGGCACTGGGTTCGGTGGCTATGGTGGCGGCTACGGCGGTGGTATGGGTGGCGGCGGCTTTGGTGGCGGCTACAACGGTAATAGTGGGTTTATGGGCGGTTTGTCTAACATACATGGTGCGTTACAACAACCTCCGCAACAACCTCCGCAACAACAAATATACGGTGCGCCTCAACAACCGCCACAACAAGCTCAAAGTTGGGCAATATCTGCACCGTCACAACAACCCTTAGATCCAAATTACAACGCGGTTATTGGTTCATCACAATTGGCCGACCAAGTTATGCCTGCGCCACCAGTCCCTTCAAATACTGGCTATGGCAGGGGGTTCGCTAATATCATGGCAGAATAAAAAATGAACCTGCAAGTTCGCCCTGTTGACACTAACTACGTCCAACAAGTTTGGCCAATGGTTAAACCTTTCATTGATGAAGCAATGCAAAAAGGTGGGGAATTCCCCGATTGGGCTGCTGGCTATACCGCCGACCATATCCAAATGTTCTTGACTTCGGGGCAATGGCTATTGGTTGTGGTTGCAGATGAAGCGGGTGCGATACATGGTGCTGCGACTGTATCGTTCATTAATTACCCACTGCATAGGGTAGCGTTTGTCACTGCGATTGGCGGCAAACTTATTTCTAGCGAAGATACATTTACGCAGTTTTCTAATTTGTTAAAAACGCGAGGCGCGACTAAAATCCAAGGTTACGGCAGGCCAGCAATTGTGCGCCTTTGGAAACGGTATAAGTTTGAACCCCGTAACACCTTGGTGGAAGTTTTACTATGACTAATTACTCTCGTCGGCAACTTGAAGCTTTTGGTGAAACGCTGGGCGAGAGCGTCACTCGTTTAAAACCCGGTGGCCGTATTTATGGTGGCGGTGGCGGCGGTGGTGGGCAACCCACGTCCCAAACTATTACAACTTCGAACATCCCTGCATATCTTGCACCACAAGTGCAGGCTTTGATTGGCGGCGCTACCCAACAGATTTTCCAAACAACCCCCGGGCAAGTGCCTGTATTGGACTCAAACGGCAACCCCGTTATGAATTCCGATGGCACTCCGCAGATGCAAGCGGGGAACAACATTACTGGGGTAAACCCCTATACCCCTTATAGCGCAAATCCGTCGGATTACGTTGCTGGCTTTAGCCCCTTACAGCAACAAGTTCAAGCAAACGCTGCCAACATGATGATGCCCGGGCAGTACAACGACGCAAGCAATATGGCTTTGCAGTCGGGTGTGCAAGGTATGGGTACTGCTGGTAGCGCTATGGGCTACGGTGGTATGGGCGCTGGCTACGGCGCTCAAGGTGCGAATATCGGCACTCAAGGCGGTGGTTACTATGGTGCTCAAGGCGCAGGTTATGGCAACTTAGGCGCAAACATTGGGCAGCAAGCTATTGGGTATGGGCAGAACGTAACTAACCAAGCGGGCAACGCTGCTTATGGATACGGGGCGCAAGGCGCAAATATTGGTGCGCAAGCTCAGAACTACGGCCAGAATGTAGCTAATCAAGCGGGCAATGCAGCCTATGGGTATGGTCAGCAAGGTACAAACCTTGGACTGGCTGCTACAAACTATGGACAAAACGCAGCTAATCAGTTGTCGAATAGCGCGTATGACATTACGGGCCAAGCGCAGAATTTAGCAAACACAGCGCAAAACTATGGCGAGGGTGTGGCTAACCAAGCTGGTAACGCCGCATACGGTTATGGCAATCAAGCTGCACAAGCTGGTCAATTGGGACAAGATATTGCTACCCAAGGCGGCGCTGGCTACGGTGGTATGGGCGCTGGGTATGGTGCTCAAGGTGCACAGTTCGGCGCTCAGGGTGCAAACATTGGTGACCAAGCTGCGGGTATTGCTGGCTTGGCGCAAAACTTTGGTCAAGGCGTAGCTAATCAGGCAGGTAATGCAGCCTACGGATACGGTGCTCAAGCACAACAATCTGGCTTAGCAGGTCAAAATCTTGCCGGTATACAAGGGGCCCTGTACGGCGGTATGGGCGCTGGGATGGGTGCGTCGGCAGCAAATCTAGCTAACGCAGCTCAAGGGTATGGCGGCGCAGGTGCTAACTACGGTGCACAAGCTGCAAGCTTAGCGAACACCGCTTTGAACTATGGTCAAGGCGCTTCCAATATCGGTATGCAGGCCCAGCAGCAGGCCCAAGGTCTTGGTCAGAACATCAGTGGTCAGTCTCAGGCTTTGGCGGCTCAACAGGCTGCTGCCGGTCAAAACTATGCTAACCAAGCGACCAATCCTGGCGCGGTTAACGCGTACATGAATCCCTATTTGCAAGCTTCTTTGGCTCCGCAAATGGCGCTACTTGAGCAACAGCAAGGACAACAACAGGCTGCTAACCAAGCGAAGCAAACTCAATCTGGGGCTTTTGGTGGCAGTCGTGCATCAGTGGAAGATGCGCTGCAAAATCAATCTAACCAGTTGGCTATGTCCAACCTTATTGGTCAAGGCTACAACAACGCCTACAACCAAGCAATCCAAAACATGCAATATGGGACCTCGGCAGGTCTGCAGGGTATGTCTGGTGCTCAATCAGGGCTTGCGGGTGCTGGACTTGGTGGCGGTCAGTTAGGTTTGTCTGGGGCTGGCACAGCTTTGCAAGGTCAACAAGGCGCATTGGCTGGAGTTGGTCAAGCAGGTTCTATGTATGGCCTCGGTATGCAGGGCACGCAATCCGGTATTGCTGGGCTTAACGCCGCCAATCAAGCGTACCAAACAGGTATTTCTGGGGCAAACACCGGACTGCAAGGTGTTGGTCAGCAGCTGGCTGGCACTGCTCAAGGTATCCTTGGGTCTCAAGCTGGGCTGCAAGGCGTCGGCCAAGCGGTCAACGCTGGTCAATTGGGTCTGTCTGGTTACAACACCGCAAACAACTTGTACCAAACCGGTATATCTGGGCAGCAAGCGGGTATGGCTGGCGCACAAACTGGTATTTCCGGTGCGGGCATGGGTTTGCAAGGCGTCAACACACAACTGGCGGGTACAGGCCAAAATATCACTGGTGCTCAGGCTGGTCTGCAAGGTGTGGGTCAAGCCGTCAACGCTGGTCAGTTGGGTATGTCCGGCATCAACGCGGCAAACAATGCGTATCAAACAGGCATTGCAGGTTTAGGTCAAGCCGGTAACGCTGCACAGATCGGTCTGTCTGGGTACAACACTGGTCTTAGCGGTAACGCACAAGGCTTGCAAGGCGTTGGTCAGGCTCTCAATGCGGGCCAACTGGGTATGTCTGGTTACAACACCAACCTCTCGGGCAATGCTCAAGGTTTGCAAGGTGTTGGTCAGGCGCTCAACGCAGGTCAGCTCGGCATGTCCGGTTACAACACCGGGCTGCAAGGCGCACAAACTGGTATCTCGGGTGCTCAAGCAGGTCTGTCCGGAGTTGGTCAGCAATTGGCGGGCACTGCTCAAGGTATGCAAGGCGCTCAATCTGGTCTTGCTGGTGTCTCCGGCGCACAGAACGCTTACAACCTAGGCAACACCGCCGCGTCTAATTTGGCGAATATTGGCGGACAGCAACTGGGCGCTCAACAAAATATTCTGAACCTGCAAAACACTATTGGCGCTCAACAACAAGCCCAACAGCAGAATATTATTAACAACGCTATCAACAACTACTCGATGGCACAGCAGTATCCGCTGCAGCAGATGAACGCGTATAACGCGTTGTTGCGTGGGTATGCAATTCCCGGCCAGACTACAGCTCAATATCAAGCGGCTCCTAGCGCTACATCTATGCTCACAGGTTTGGGTACAGCAGGTATCGGGGCTGCAGGTTTGATGAAAGCCTCGGGCGGTAAAAAAGGTGGTAAAGTTTCTGGTGATGGCATTCATAAATTGGCTATCAACCACGCGCTCAAACGGAAGGCCAAAGCATGATCGGCATCATCCAACGTCTTATCAACAGCCCAGAAAAGTTTTCGCTGCACGAGATTGTCCAAGGCGTGCAGGACGGCACGATCCCAGCTTATATTGGCACGCCACTGATTGCGCAGAAGACACAAGAAGAGAGCCGACAGTCAGCAGCTGCACAAGGCGGTGCACCACAAAGACCCCCGATTGCCCAGCAAATCATGCAGCAGGCAGAGGCGCAAGAGCAATCGCAAGGCATTCCGGCGTTACCCACTTCTATGCCTACTCATTTGGCTGAGGGCGGCATCTTGCACTTTGCCGACGGCGGCATGTATAACGATGACGATGAAGGCGCTCAAGCCGAAGAAGATTACTATAAGCAGCAGCAAGAAGAAGGCGGCATGAGCCGCGAAGATCAGCACTTGTTTGACCGCTTGATGGATCAGGCCCAAGCTTCTGACGAAGAAGATGAGGAAGAGCCACAACCTCAAGTTGCATCCCAACCCCAGCCAAAAAGCCAAGGCATCTCTACATTACCCGCTGTAGCTACGGCTTCATATGAAGCTGCGCACCATGCGATTTCTTCTAAGGAAGAGGGCAAGCCCCGTGAATCTCATGCCGAAGGTGTGGAGCACATAACCAAGCAAAAAACCGGTTCGCATCCTTACGAAGCAATGGTGTTAGAAGAAGCTAGACGTCAGGGCGTTGACCCACGTATTGCTATGCACGTGTTGTATAAAGAAACTGGTGGCGCTAAAGATCCCGCTACTGCATTGTCTCCCGCAGGTGCTGGCGGTGTTATGCAGCTTATGCCCGGTACGGCTAAAGACTTGGGTGTTGCTGATCGGTTTGACCCAGCGCAGAATATTCGTGGAGGCGTTGCATACCTTGCGCAACTACAAAAGCAATTTGGCGAACCCAAGCTGGTAGCTGCTGCATACAATGCTGGCCCCGGTAACGTGCGCAGATATGGCGGCGTTCCTCCGTTTGCTGAGACTCAAGGCTATGTGCAGGGCTTGGCTCAGGGCGGCAGCGTGCAGCATTTCGACGCAGGTAAACTAGTTTCTGGTGACCCTATTGGTAACTACTTCCGTAGTATGTATAGCGACATGCCCAGCAATGCGGCGTATAACAAAAACATACAAGACTATAACGATATTTTTGGGGATACGTTTGACCCCGAGAGCCTTGCTAACGGCAAGCTGATGTCACAAGCAACTCCGCTTACAGTACCCTACCAAGGCAACGCTGGTCGTGGGTATTACGGTGGCCCGACTGCAGCACAACTCGCATCGGCTGCACCTAAAACCCCCGCAACTAATACTCCTAGCTACCAAAATACGCCGCAACAGGACTTCCGTAAATCGGAAATTTTGGCAGAGAACGCAGCGGGGGATCAGGGTACTACTGGTACTACCGAAGCTGCAGCTACCCCTGAATCCGAAGGGTATCACAGCCCCTACATGAAGGATATGCTGGATTGGATCAACAAAAATAAGAGCGATTTAGATCAGTCCAAATCAGAAGATAAATACTACGCGCTCCTCGCTGCCGGTCTGGGTATGATGGGTGGCACGTCACCATACGCTTCTGCTAATATTGGTCAAGGCGCAACTCAAGGTTTGGGTTACTTGATGAACGCACGCAAGATGCAGATGGCTCAAGAAAACGGTATCCAATCCGGTTTGCTGGGTCTGTCACGTGCAGACTTGTATGATCGTATGCACCAAGCGAATATTGACCAGCACGCCGAAGCCGCACGGCAGAGGAATGAATACAACCAAGGCCGCTTGGATATTCAGCAGCAGGGCGTCGATAGACAACTTGCAGCGGTCAATGCAAATACTCAAGCGCATAATGCTTCCGCAGATATCGGACGTCGTAAACTTGTGTTCCAGTATGACCAAGCATTCCCGGGGTCTGCAGCTGAGCAATCGATCCTTAAAGAACTTAATGCTAAAAAAGTTTCGGATCTCAAACCAACGCAGATGCAGATCTATAACCAGAAAAAAATGAACTATATAAATACCCAAGCAGGGTTAGATATGGCTGAAAATGCTACTGGTGTGCCTAGTTTTGACCAAGTAATGCAATCAAAATCATGATTCTTGACCTGCCTAAAGTTGGGAAGGTACAGTTTGACGACAACCTAAGCGTTAACGAACTGTACGATCAAATCGACAAACTTGCTGATAAGTTTGGTTTTGATTCTGACCGCCCAAAGATGGGCTATGGCGAGATAGCAAAGAATGCCCTGCAACGTGGGCTTGGCGAATTGGGTTCTGCTGTTACGGAAACAGGCCCTGCTTTAGCCGGTAAAGCATTTGGGTTTGATGAATTTGCTAAAAGAAAATTAGACGAAGCTGCAGAAACACAAGCTCGCCTGCAGGAGCAATACCCCGCGCAATACAAGAGCCTTAAAGATATTAAAGGGATTAGTGATATCCCCGGGTATGCTTTAGAAGCGCTAACTGAACAAGTACCCTCGCTTGCCACTGCGTTGATCCCCGGTGTGGGGGCGGAGACCTTAGCTGCTAGATACGGCGCAACGGCAGCAGGCAAAACTTTAGCTGGGCACGCTGGTAATTTTCTTGGTGCGTATGCTTTGGCCGCACCTGCCGTGTTTAACGATGTGTATGAGAAGACTGGCAAGATGGATGCCGGAGCCGCGCTTATGTTTGGCGCTGGGTCTGCTGCGCTGCAGTCCATCCTCCCTGCGGAACTCTCAAAGAGTTTAAGTGGTGAAGCCAAGGCTACGATTGTTGGCAAGCTTCTAGAGAAGTCCGGTATGGAGCCGGGGTTGCTGACCTCCGTTCTTGGCAGTGTCGCTAAAGATGCTGGTATCCAAGGTCTAGCAGGTGGCGGTTCGGAAGCGCTTAATATTGCTGCTGAGAACTTTGTCAATCAGAATCCACATATCTTTGACAGCGATGACTGGAAGCGCATCATGCACTCCAGCATCCAAGGTGCTATTGTTGGTGCACCATTTGGTCTGTTAACAGGTTTTGGTAACCGTGAGCGTGTCCCACGTGAAACACCGGAAGAGCAACCACCTACCACTGGAACAGCCGCCCCAACAACTCCCCAGTTACCGGGTCCCGCATCCGTGCCCTTACTTGAAGCGCCTAAACCAATAGAACCTGCTGCGCCTATTGCACCGGAAACGCCAAGTGTTGACCAAAAATTAATCAACCAAACACGGTTAGCAGAACAACGCGCTCGGGTTGAGGCTAAACAGGCGCAATACAAATTACGTAAAGCTTTAGAAGAAGCGCACCAAGACTCGGGCCTCAAGGATCTGCCTGAGTTGCCCGCGCAAGAAGCAAAGCCGATTGTTGCCAAGACAGAAGAAGCTGCTCCCACAGTTCCAGATACCCAAGTTAATGACGCCCTGCTAAAGAGTTTTGGTGTGGGCCCATCTGCACTACTACGTAAAAACAAATTAATCGATGGGTTAGATATCGCTAACCCTGACCACGCAGCGCAGGTGAAACAGGTACTGGAAGCCTACGTAGAAAATCGGAGCCAACCGATCCGTGAGAAAATTGAAGCATACCTTGCACGACCAGAGTTTCAAGGAGCCGAAGATGTTACAAGACCTGACACTGCCCCAGTTGGAGCAGGCCCTAGTGTGGGTGTCGAACCCATTAATGAGCCCACCCGACCCAGTGAGCAAATTGAACCCAATGGAAACATTCCTCCTATCGAGGATGTTGGACGAATTGATGCGGGAGAGGGACAGCAGCCCGCTGCAGTAGAGATACCTAAAGCTGAAGAGCCGAAGGTTGAAATACCAAAAGTTGAAGCGCCCAAGATTGAGGAGTCCGCGCCAGTAGCTACGCCTATCGTGGAGCCTGAGAAAGCAATTGAGACTCCACAAATTGAGACACCAAAGGAAGAGCCACGTGTCGCTGAAACCCCTGAAGCCATCGAAACAAAGCCGGAAGAACCGCAAGCAGCAGCCGAGCCAATAAAAGCTGTATCGGAAACAAAAACAAAAGATAAATATGGCACGAATGTCAGAGAAATTAAATTTTCTGACGGAAGTGTGCATCAAATAGCCCGCTTAAATGGTATTGAAGGCGCTGGGCTTGCGGGATGGCATGATGTCAATCATGAAGGTATAGCGGGATCTTCATACTTGGGTAATACTAAAGAAGAAGCTATAGATTGGCTTATCGAACTTAAAAAGCAAGAAGAAACTCAGAAAGCTAAAGAAGCAGCCGAGCCAGTAACGCAAGAAGCTGCGCCTGAACAGCCAAAGATAGCGGAACCAGTAGCCGAAGAAGCTGCGCCTGAGCAGCCACAAGCAGCGAGTAACCCATTTGTGGGTTTGGAATCTTACGGTGCAGAAGAACCTGTTGCCGATGCTGCCACACGTCGTGATGAGTTACACGATCAAATTAGAGCAGTAGAAGACTCCCGCCAAGCCTTATTGTCTAAAGATGGTAGACGGCCAAGAGACGGTACACCTAAAGCCAAACAATGGGATGACTTGAGTGCGCAACGCGATGACTTGATGGATCAGTGGGCCCAAGCTGACCGCGAAGTTCGGCAAGCCAATAAACCGCAACAAGAGTTAAACCCTTTTGCACGTGCCGCTAAACGCACCGGGGAAACTGAAGTTAATTGGCAAGCTGCACCTGATAAGCTGTATGGCAATCCTACGTTCCAAGGCGAAGAATTAAGCGACGCCGGTAAACGAATTGCTGCGAGTGGCGACAGTAAGCGTCTGTTAGATCACCTCATCAACACCGTCAAGAATCCTGACGTAAAGAGTGTGTTGCAAGCGTTTCGTCGTATGGGGGTTAACCCTAAGATTGAGATTGGCTCAGTTGAAAATGGACGCCCGGGTCATTATGACCCAACGCCAGACACAATTAGATTGCACCCAGAACTTGGTCTCAACGAACATACCGTCATTCACGAGTTTACGCACGCTGCAATTTCTCATGTGTTGCGTAACCCCGATCACCCGCTGACCAAAGAGTTCGGTAAGTTCTTTGAGCAAATTAGGACTCAGCTGGGCGATGTGTATGGTGCAGAAAACTTACAAGAGTTTGCCGCTGAGCTGACGGGTAACCCTCAGTTCCAAGCGATGCTCAAGACCATCAAGGCTCCTAAGAGCGGCAACATGTTCCAACGCATCGTGCAGTCAATTGCCGAGGCATTGGGTTTCCGCAAGGGCCAGTCTGCCTACGAAAAGGGTTTGAAGTTTATTCACGATGCCATCGATGTATCGGGCGATGTTGAGGCGCACCCTGCTGACAAGATGTTTATGGGCTCCGCAGGCAACTTCCCCGGGGTTGGCGCTATTGGTAAGCGTATGCCTGAGATGGTAGGTGAGACCGTCGAGAACGCCAAAAACGTGTTCTCTAACATCAAAGATTCTGGGCTGCTTAACTTTGCAATGGGCGGTTTGCGTCTAGACAACATGCGTACCTTGTATGGTAAAGAGCTGCCCTCTATTGGTACGTTATTAAATGCGCTTGAGCAAAAAGCTGGCAAGCAACAGCAAGAACGCACGCGCCTCGACAAGATGGTCGAAGGCTTTATGAATGTCCAAAAGAAATACGCCAACGATGTGAAGCGTATGGACCAGATGGCCGTTGATGCCCGCCGTGCAAACGTCGAGTTAGTAGATGCTATTGACCCCAACTTCAAGCCGACCAAAGAAAACGCTGCCGAGTATGCACGTCTAAAGAAGGTATACAACTCGTTGGATCCGGAAGTCCGTAAGATGTACGACAGCATCCGCACGGAATACGAAGGCGCAATCAATAAATACCTCAACCTGCTAAGCAGCATGGTTGATCCAAGCTTGGCCCAAAAACTACGCATTCAGTTTGAAGCTGAACAGCGCGTACGTGGCTATGTACCTTTGAAGCGTTATGGCAACTACTGGATTGAATACGCTGACCCCAAGACCGGCGAACGTGTAGCCTCATCATTTGAGAGCGTGCGTGAGCGCCAACAGTTTGTTGACAACAACCTCAAGGGTCAGAGTGTCAAGATGTATAAGAACTTGGAAGATATCCGGTTCGACCCAAGCCAAGTTCCTCCCGGACGTTTTATCGGTAACGTAATGGAAGCCTTGCAAAAGCAGGGTGCAAGTCAAGCGCAACTGGATTCTGTATACCAGTCGTACATCTCATTGTTCCCTGCCGAGTCAATTGCTAAACAGTTTGTTCGTGCCAAGGGCACGTTGGGTGAAGACACCAACACCGTCCGTAACTTTGCCAACACCATGTGGTCATGGACAAACAAGTTGGCGAATACTGAATTCAATCCAAAGATTGATAAAGCCCTTAATGGTATTGAAGCAGAGCGTCAAAACGCAAACAACTCGCAAATTGATGCAGCTGCATCGTCTATCCTGAGCCAGTCAGAGTTTTTCCACAACCCGACATTTGGTACGCTGACCCATACTGCAACTGCTCTGAGCTACGCTGAATACATTGCAGGTAACATCTCTTCTGCATTCGTCAACTTGGCTGCTATGCCTATGTTGGTATTCCCAACGCTTGGTGGTAAACACGGATTCGATAGTGCTACTTCTGCATTGTTGTCCGCTAGCAAGTTAGCTATGGGTAAGTGGGGCGAAACCGCACGGTACAAAGACTTGTATCAAACCTTGATGGACCATGACCAACTGGGCCATGCACTTGCACGCAATATCATGGAAGGACGCCAGAAGAACCGAGGCGGTCTGCTGGGTGCAAAAGACCGCATGTTTGATGCGCTGTCAATCCCATTTGGCGAGTCTGAAAAGTTCAACCGTGCATCTACTGCTATCGCTGCCTATGATCTGGCACTTAAAGATGGCATGTCTAAACAAGATGCGATTCGCTATGCCTTAGACACAACCAAAGACTTGCACACGTCTGGCTTGTCAGCAACATCTGCTAAGTGGATGCAGAATCCCTTGGGCCGCACGTTCTTTACATTTAAGTCATTTGCTTGGAACTCGGCATTTATTATTGGGCGGGCGTTCCATCAGGCATTCAAGGATGAGAATCCCAAGATCCGCGAGGCAGCGCAACGTCAACTGCTCGGTATCTACGGTATGTCTATGGTGTTCGGCGGTGTCAAGGGCTTGCCCTTCTACGGCATGGCGTCCACTCTGGGCACAATGATTAACACATTGTTTGGCGATAGCAACGAGCCCTTTGATTTTGACGAAGAGATGCGCAAGTTCTGGGGAGAAACTGCGTTCAAGGGTCCGATCAACGCTGCTACTAACCTTGAGATTGCCAACCGCACTGGCCTTGCCACTGACTTGATCTACCGTGATGACCCCCGAGGCATCGCACAAAACGGCTATGCCATGACTGCTATTAAGCAAGCGTTTGGTCCTTTGGGTTCCTATGCTGTTGGGGTTGAGCAAGCAATCAAGGAAATGAATGCTGGTAATGTAGAGCGTGGTATCGAAGCCATGCTGCCTAGCTTTGCACGCAATGGACTTAAAGGCGCTCGATACTTGACCGAGGGGGCCCAAACCCTGCGTGGTGACCCCGTACAGGAAGACGTTACAGCGTGGAACTCATTGATGCAAGGCATTGGCTTTGCACCTTCCGACTTGTCAGCCACCTACGAGCAGACCTCCGCTATGAAGGGTTACGAGCGCGAAGTGTTGCAGAAGCGTTCCAGCTTGCTTAACAAGTACGACATGGGCCGCAAGTCAGGGGATACCGATCTGTTGGCAGAAGTGCAGGGCAATATCGCAGAGTTCAACGCAGCCCATCCACAGAACCGAATTACTGGTGAGACCCTTGCTAAGTCCATCGCTGCTCAGCGTGCTGCCGAGAAGGACATGATTAACGGCGTGAAGTTCAACAAGCACCTACTGCCTGAGTTGCGCCAAAAGTTTGACCTGTAAAAAAATCCCGCTGATTAGGCGGGATTAAGCTCTCAAGGAGAATACGAGAGAGAGTGCGGGTCAATTGTATCCTTGTTTCGCCAAACCCGCACGCCGTAGACATAATTTTCTATAACGCATTTAGTCGTTACCTCTAGGCCCAACCTGCGGGCCTCCCGCATAACGTACCGCTGCACAGGTAACCTATTGATGCAAGGTATAAAAAACGAAGTCCCCGGCTGGAACTTGTGCCACTCAATCGTTACTGGTAGGTTCAGGATCGTCAGCATTTAGCAATACGGCTTCATTGAAGAACTCCAGCTTGCTGGTATCGAACACGATTGTGTTAACAGGTGCTTGTGTGTTAGCAGCTGTACCTGCGGTCATCCGCTTCTTTTTCATACCAACCAAAGCGTTGTTCTTGCGATATGGATTAAGCGTCTCTTCAAAGTTAGCCATGACCTTGGCGCAGTCCTCACGGTAGCTGCGCACCACAATGTAGAGCAACTTGGTATCGGGCTCATAGCGTGCAGTCATCGCACCGCGTGGCTCCTTGATCGGGCCATGCTCCAGACCAGTACGATTATCTTTGTTGCCATTGATGACCAGAATTTCATGGAAGTGGCGTTGTAGGTATCCGCCCAAGAATTCGTCACCGTCAAACATATACTCGCGTGTCTTGCTGCGGGTGTCTCTAATCAAGTCAATACCGAAGTCAAACACAGGTGCAATTGGTATATCGTGCAGCCCCAGCTTCTTGGAGATTGTGCCCCCTGCAATAGCCAGCGAAGTCATCAGCGCCCAGTACCGTTCTGAATTGCGGATATCAGCAGCTTGCTCAACACGCACCTGCATTTCTTGGATGATCTTCTGCACCATAGGAAGCTGACCAACCAGTGCTTGGGAATAGGGCTCAACGGCGTGACCGTAGTTGCTCATCAGTCTACCGAAGTGTTGGCGTGCCCAAGTAGCGTCGTCATGGGTATCCGGCGTGATGTTGATCTCCATAATGCGTTTCAACTCACCATCGGGAAAACCCTTAATAGATAGCAACGCATCTGTTACGTACCTGTTAGATGATGTGATTAGACCAGTCTGGAACTTGGTGTGATTGCTGCGCTCGGCGTTCTCGTGCTGCTTGTAACGGTTCTTGCCACGGCCTGACGTTACGTCATAAACTTGTTGTGACATGAGTTCTGGAGCCATGTTCGTGATTTCATCCATAGTCACGGCGAAGTTTTGCATCACACCTAACCGCCCCATGCGGGCGTTGTATGTATCCTTGGGGGAGAGCAGCAGCTCCTTGGGTCTGCCGTAGATACTGTTGATGGCTTGCAGAATAGTGGTCTTGCCTGACCCTGACTCGCGGCTGACCAAGTTAAGGAGGAAACCGTCCAGTATGGTGAACTTCATTAGCATCACACCAAAGCCCATGAAAAATGGGAAAGCTCGGTAGGCCATGCCGTCACGCCCATAGACATTGATCGTGTCCTTCCACTCGTGGAAACTTCCTTTAGCTTGAAACAACGGAACCAATGGCAGCGTTGGCGATGATGGTGGGCTATACACCACTTCTGTTGCACGGATCTCGCGGTCGCCTACGATGATGGCTGACTCGTCTTCAACCCAACCAAACTGGCGGTGCGACTTCTCTGCTTGCGCATTCATTTGCAATTCCTCAATCCAGCGTGTGACGTAATACATAAGTTGATCCTGTTTCTTGCCAAGAGCAGTGATGCCGTAGGACGCTACCGTGGATATGAACTTCTCTTTGGATAACACGTTTGCCAGTGTCATGATGAAGTCGCGGACCCCGTCCTTGGGTAAGTGCAACCGCAGTAGTAGGGTTTCCCCTAAGTCAGGATCTTGCATCCGCTTGACGACGTAGAAGTCGTATGGGTAGATCAATTCCTCGATGTCGTCACCGTCCCTGTTCTTGGTGCGCACGTAAATGCCGCCCGCCTTGCCCCGAAAAAATGGAAATGGGAACTTGGGGATCACAAACTCTTTAAGCTCTTTGGTCTCAGGCTCCAAGTCCATGACATGGTTGTCTGCTTCGGTAGCTTCAACAATTTCTTTACCGAACTGGATGGGGGACGTGATCTTGTGTTTGCAGCCCTCGCACGTTGCGGGGTTCAGCTTCTTGAATGTTTCGCAGGTATATGGACCCTTGGTCTCGTTGGCCTTGCGGTCTGCAACACTCCATGAGTAGTCAGGGTGCTTGCCAGATATGGCCTTGAGTGCTTTGTCGCGGTCTTCACATTGTTGGGCAATACTAAGCCCTGCCCTCCACATGGGCTCCTCTAGTGTAGCCTGATTATCGTAGATGTACGCAATCTGGGCACATCCCTTACCCTCAACGCTTTTAACTAGGATGTCCTTAAACTTAGACACACTGCTGCCCATCAAGGCCAACGTGGTTGCATCCATTGGTCGGCGGTATTCGGCTTTGTCGAGGAACGCTAATACATCTTCACTTGGCTTAAGATATTTATCCAAGTGCTCTGGCAGTAAGTAATTACCTACGTTGACAACGTCAACAGGTAGCGGGTTGTTGATATCCTTGACGTGCATGGTTCCCGGCACACGCAGCACGCGTGCAGCTTCGCCAGTGACCGCAGGGTCAACGTCAAACTTGTGCTCGACACATAACTTCTTTAGCTGCTCAGCGTAAGGCTTCCATGCGTCGCGTGGTAACGCTTCTTCCATCACCCAATACAAATGCGCACCGCGACCCGAGGTAACTATGGTGGGCTTGGGTAGTCCGGTTGCTTTGCAGAACGCACGTAGCGCAATCAAGCCGGTAGGTAGGTCGGCGTACGGCTTACCAGCACCGCAGTCTAGGTCAATGAAGAACGACTTGAGCGCAACTACATTCGAGCGCGTGCGCCCCGCATTGCTGTCGCCATACTTGGCAACACCGAAAAACACGTTGAAATGATCTGCACCCAATTGGTCTGAGACCGTGCTGATGGCTTCAATCGAATCTACAAACTGCTGCTTAACGACGTCTCTCTCGTCAACAACTTTCTGACCAAATGTGCAGTAGTGTTCCCCATCATTCAGCGGTGGGAGCACCAGAGCGAGAAACTCACTTCTCGATAACATAACCGTCCTTGAGCGTCATACTAGAAGGAATGGGCAGGGGTGTGACGGGATCACCCTCTTCGGTAGCTAGCCTAGCCCCCCTTAACCTTTAAGCTAACTTGTTAATCAGCTTTTGCATTTTGTCGGAGTGCTTGCCAGACACGACCGTTTTTCCGCGAAACCATGAATATACAGTGACACGGCTCACATTAAAGAACTCAGCGACATCTGTTGCGGGTATTTCCCTATCTAAACAGAGCAGACCAAGTTTCACACCAAGGAGACTGGCATCAGCCTCCCTGATCTCACGCGCTGTAAGGGTGGAGTAACCTTTAGACATCGTCCCAATTCTCTAAGATGCTTGCCAAGTCTTTCTTGGGTTCAGCCTCTTCCTGCTTCTTAGCCGCACGCTTGGTGGGCTCTTCAGCTTTGGGTTCTTCGGCCTTCACTTCGGGTTCTTCGGCTTTAGGTTCTTCAGCTTTGGGCTCTGCCTTTGACTTAGCTTTCACGCCGTCCATTTCAGACACGGTGAACGTGATGGCACGCTTGGCTTCTTCGGTGTTAGCTTGTGCGATAACGGCTTGGTGCTCAGAAGCATCCAACACCTTAACAGGTTTGAACGTCAGCTTGGGCGTGGCGCTATCGGTATCGAAACGCATCTCGGTCACCACAGCAGTGATGGGAATACCCTTGCTACCAATCATCTTGGCATAAGTTTGTAGGGGCCACTTGCCAGACTCGCCAGCACCAAAGATAGATGCTCCGGGCAAGGTCAACTGGAAAACATCTCCAGCAATGTCATTAGCCAACACAACTGCCAGACGTTGGTTGAAGCGGCAAGCACGGCTATCGCCTTGGCCCGAACCCTTGACGTTTTGTTCGCAGTCCATGCAACGCTTGGCTTGTGGGTTCTTCACCTTGGCATCAGGCACGTCACCGTCAGCAGACCAGCATGTAGGTGCAACAGGCTCATCACCTTCTTTGTACGTGCCAATGTAGAACGTGCGGGACACCTTGGGTGCAGCAGCAGCGATGACGACGTTCATAGCGCGGTCTTCGTTCTTGGCAACTTCTTTGCCGTTGACCATCATGCGCCATACGCCGCCTTTGATTGAGATACGCTTGGACTGCGAACCGCCACCCATCAGGGCTTTAGTTGTTTCGTCAAGCTCCATAGTCTTCAAGTACGATGGAAGACCGATGTCGAGAATTGCAAGTTCGTTGCTCATATTAGCTCCTAGATTTAGTGATAACAATGGTTTGTGAAACATCCGCGTTTAGTCCCGGCGGATGAAGATCGGGATTTTCCTCAAGGTACTGTGCCATGTTGGTGTTGTTGATGCGCTGCTGCATCAGGTTGAAGGCGTCGTTCTCTTTGATGAATTTGAAGAACGATTCCCAGTCGCTTGTCCAGTAGTTCTTACTGGTGCGTCGTGAGACCGTGCCGTGTTCGGTACGGATCGTAGTAGCCCCCTGCGCTTTGCAGATCTCAAGTAGCTCAGCCGCAATCACGTTTTGCTGTTCCTTAAGACTGTCGGCCTCTTTCTCAAGGGCTAGCCGCTTCTCGCGGATCTTGACATATATCGCCGCCAGTCGGTCGGCACTTACTTCGCTCATTGCACTCTCCTTCGGTTGTAAAAGGTTTAACTATTATAGGGGCTAGATTTACACTGTCAACTAGATTTCTAAAATATTTTTGTAAAGATCAATTAGTTTGGTGTGGATGTCCACCTTTTCCGAGAGCATCTTGTAGACGCGCTTCTCTACTGGGCTCCCCTCCAAATGAACTACCGTGCAAGGGTTGTGTTGGCCTGCACGATGTACACGTGCGTTCGCCTGTAGATATGTTTCAATAGATGTGATCGGGCCCCACCATACGACGACGTTAGCAGCGTGCAATGTGACGCCATGTGCAGCAGCTTGTGGTTGGATGACAAGTACTTGGGGCTTTGTGTCGGTTTGGAACTGATTGAAAATCTCTGTGCGCTTGGTTGCCGATATGCCGCCGTGGATAACTTCGCACGATATCTTCTCTTCCTTCAGCCGCTCAGCGATGATGTCGATGGCGTGGCGGTACGGCACAAAGATCAACACCTTATGGCTTGCTTCCTCGATGACTTCGAGCAATGCGTCCATGCGACTTTTTGCATCAAACGTAACGATTTCGCCAGTGTCCGCGTAGACTGCGCCGCATGATAGTTGAAGAAGTTTGTTGAGGTTGGCCGCAGCGTTGACGGTTGTGATCTCCTCACCAGCCGCACGTGTAATCATGTGCTTGCGGATCTCCTCGTAGTATTTAACCTGCTGCGTGGTCAGCGGTACGTCCCGAGTTGTGTAGGTGATCTCAGGTAGGTCAAGGCACTCTTCCTTGGTAAACCTGATTGCAGGTTGCAGAGCGTTGTGCACCACATGCTCAGAGTTGTGCTTCGGTATCCACTTGAACGTAGTAATCTTCATCATGACTTGATCTCGAAACGCACCAAAGAACTTGGGTACGTTAGATGGGTTGATGAGCTTGGCGAGTCCGTATGCGTCAGTTGGTGATTGCGATGCGGGGGTTCCTGTCAGCATCCATACCCACATGTTAGGCTTGAGCACGCTGTTGAGCGTTTTCCACCTGCGGGTCTGCGGGTTTTTGTATGCGTTAGCCTCGTCAATCACGATGAGGTCAAAGTCTTTGAGGTGATCCTTGATGATCTCAAGTCCGTCAAAGTTACAGATAACATATTCAGCTTCGCTGTTGACTGCATCGATACGTTTGTCTTTAGAGTAGCTGTGTGCAATGGCGCACGTGCGGTGCGTGGCGAACTTAAATAAGTCGTTCTCCCAAGCCGATGACATGATCGACAGCGGGCACAGCACCAGCACACGTTTGATTGCCCCAATGTTCATGAGGTAGTCGCTAGCCCAGATGACGCTAGAAGTTTTGCCAGTGCCCTGCTCGTTAAAACAAAATGCACGGCGGTGCATCGTCAGGAATGACGCAGTTGTTTTCTGGTGTTCGAACGGCTTGTACATGCCCGTCCATGCGTACTGACCCTCGATGGGCGACGGCACGTTCTTGATGCCTAAGTTTTTAAGCACCTGAGATTCTTCCAGCCCCCACTTGACCAGCACCTCGTTGTCACCAAGGTCTTTTGATTTGGGTATGACGGTTGTTATCTTACCCGGATTGCGCACCTTCAATAGAAGGGCTTTGTTATCTATGATTTGCACTCAATTCCCCATACGCCTACCGACCGAAAGTGGTATTTCCACAGTCAGTCGGCCTTGATTTGAATTTTTATTTTATGCTTTTGCTCGACAGTGTCAAGCGGGTTTGCGATCTTTATTTCGCTTGTACGAACGATTGGCGTGCACCGTCTTGACGGCTAGGTTTGACTTTGCAGTTGAGCCGCCTTTACTCAGCGGAACTTTGTGGTCAACGTCCTTGCCATCGCCCTTGTGCACTCGGCCTTCCTTCTCCAGTTGGTAACGTGCACGGTTGCGTGCGGCACGGTTGGCCTTCTGTTCGGGCTTGCCTTGATACTCGTCGTACTCTCGACGATAATTTCTCGTAGCCATGTTACTTCCTCTTGGGTTCCCAATGGGTGCAGTTTACTACCGGACACCAGCCCCTACAAGTGAAGTTAGGTTTGGCGTTCCACACGTTATGGACAACAGATTCCTCTAGCCGATTGGCGTCACGTATCCACCGTTGCCAGTAGATGTCAGCGTTCTCTTGCAGGTAATCCGCTTTGATGAACTCGTTAGCCACCACGTAGAGCAGTCCAGCCTTCACCTTCTTGACCTGCGGGTAGTGTTTGAACACAGCCAAAGAAAATATCTCAAGCTGATCCTTCTTAGCGTACTTGGCGTTCTTAGCAGTCTTGTAGTCCACCATGTATGCCTTGCCGTCTTGAATGATTAGCAAGTCAACGATGCCACGCCACCAAACATTTTCTGCATGGAAGTCGCAGGGTTCCAAGTCTTCGGTCAACCCAAGCTTTTTTTCACACAGGTGTGTGCCCTCGAACTTGCTTAGCACCTCTAATGACTTGCTCATGTAGTCGTACTTTTTAGGTACAGGCTTCTTATCACGTATGAACTCTTCGGCAGCAAGGTGCACATCAGTGCCATAGTCCTTGGCTTCAGTAGGCGGATCAGATACGTCCTTCTTGACTCGTAGGTGATAATACTTTTTAGGGCATTGTTTAAACAAGTCAAGGGACGAATACGACCACGTGATACTAGGTTTTTGGCTTGCGTTCATATTTACGTTTGGACATGATTGATGCTATGCCCTCTGATTGCGATTCTTTATTGTCTCGCATTTCCATAAATAAGTCAGCAACTTCAAACGCCGCGCCCACGCTATCTGCGTAGCTTCCACCACGCATAAGCAAACCACTCATGGCAAACATGGCAGCTAGGTCTCTCAAGTTTTGTTCGTGTTCGTTCATTAGCAGTCTCCGTAGCTTGCACCAATCCCAGACTCGCAGTTAAGCGGCAGGGTACTTGCCCACTCGGGCCTCCAACGCATACATTCCTCAACGTATTCCTGTGCGGCTTTGGCCTCGGCAGCAGGAGCTATGCACGCAACCGCATCGTGCACAGTCAATACCACGTGATACTTCTTAGCGATACGTAGCATCTGCTCTGCGATGACACAGCGTGCGACGGCTTGGCATAAGTTTTCAACCAGCTTGCCACCATACATCTTGGTTTCGCCCTTGCGTGTCTTGTAGACCAGCTCGGTTTTATTATCACGTGTTATCTTTTTCAGACCTTCGTAGCGTTGCCACAGTCCGCTAGGCAGTAGGAATCCTTCACGCTTAGCGTCGAACTTGACCGCATCTACTACGCCAAAGGTCGCAGCCCGCTGCGCAATGATCGCTTCCAAGCAATTGTTCCCTTGCTTCCACAGCTCCGGTATCTTTGCATATGTGGAACGATAGACCGAAATGATACGCTGACATTCTTCAAGCGATGTTTCTTGTCCAAATGTTTTAAGCTGAATCTGGAACTTCGCCGCACCCATCCCATACCCTGCGCCAAGGATCGTTGTCTTGCCGACAAACCGTTCCTCTTTCGTAATTTCATCCACTCCCTTGCCATAGATAGCCGATGCCATGATCTTGTATACGTCCTCGCCATTCTCAAATGCCTCTACTAAATCTGTCTGTCCTGCTAACCATGCAACGGTGCGTGCTTCAATCTGCGACGAGTCCGAATCGATGATGACGTAGCCCTCGGGGGCCATGATGGATTTCTTTAACTTGTTTGCGTTCTGCCCACGGCTCGGTAGGTTCTGCAAGTTGATCTTGTCGTCCCCGCCCCAACGCCCTGTATGCGCCGCATAGTATTTAATTGGCACTGGTAACTTGCCCCTGTAACCAATATCTATAAACCTCTGTGTACGAGTTTCCTCCAGAGTTGTTTTGTTGCCCAACCTAGCACTCACTAAGATCTGTACACGTGGGTCTGCATGTTCAAGTAAAACTTTAAACTCTTCGTCAGTCTTGGCAAACGCCCATGCTGACTTGCCAGTGCGTGCACTGATCTTTCGGGGTGGCTCAACTCCCAAGCTCATGAGTAGTTCTGCAAACTTGTCATTGGACATTAGTAAGTCCTTGTCCACAGCAGCCGACTCCAGCAGTGCGGCCTTGCGTTCCTTGACGTTTTGTATGTGCTCCTCCAGCATGTGGATATTCAGCTCAAGGGTTGGCTCGACGAACATCCGTAAGGTTGTATCAATAACCTTTAACTCCTTTGTAGGAAAGCCCGTATCCATCAGCCTGCCAAACAGCGTGCGTGTCAGCTCCACGTCGTTCTTGCAGTAGTCGCCATACTTATCAAGCTCTTCTTTGGTGAAATCTACCCTGCGTTTGCCCAGCGCGTTGAGCACCTCAGTGCCCTTCTCGCCAATCTCGTATCGCTCGGCCAAAGCTTTGAGGCTCCCGCCAGCATCCACGCCATGAACTGCACG